CCTCAGCGCCCAGGAGGCGACCCGCGTGCTCGATGACTTGAAGGGGCGCCCGGTAGGCGCGCGAAAAAATTTTCATCCGAGTTGCAGAAATAAAAGCAGCGATGCAGGAATATTCAACGCGCGGAGCTTGCTGGCGAACTACAGCGCGCCTCGACGCTGCAGATCCGTGATTACAGGCCCGAGCTGGCGGGCGAAAGCCTCCAAGCTGGCGCGATCGCCCGAAAAGAGTCCGGACTGCGGAAGGTTGATGTTCAACGTCGTCTGCCTCGGGGCTGCAAACGTCGGCGAAACCGCCTGCACTCCCGAGCTAGTCGCCGCACCACTGGCAACCGCGCCTGACGCTCCACCCCGACTCGACGTTGCTGTGGCGCTCTGATCAGGGCTTCAGCGGCATTTTCTTCAAGCAGAGGACGATCACGGCTCTGCGTCACCCGAACCGACGCCCTTCCAGTATTTCGCGTAGGGGCTGTCATCCGCCGGGACCATCACCATCACGCACCCGCAGTTGATCGTCTCGCCGATCGGTGCGGAAGGGTCATGCGGCGCCATCATCTTGAGTGGCTGCCCACCTTCCGTAGTCAAATCGAATGGCTTGCCGATCTCACGAACCTGACCGTGGATCACCCGATGGTTGACCCGCGGCTCGGCGCGCCCCTTGGAACGCACCCACTTCTTGCGCATCACCCCTGGATAGGCAGCCTCGACCTGCTCCATGCGCGTCTTGCTCGCGTGCGCATAGATTCGCGCGGTCTCGTTGTAGAGCACCGTTTGCGCGCGGCGCATCGTCATTGCCAGGCGCTGCGCGATCTCGCGCCGTGCGGTGTTCCGGTCAAGCGCCCCGGTGACCACCAACCCCAAGCGCGTGTTGATCGAGTCGACCATCTCCACGGTCACACCCTCGATCTTCGAAGTCATGAACTCCCGCATGGCCTGCAACAGGGGGGAGTCGATCATCGGTGGCGGCGCCAGGCGGACAACGTTCAGGCCCGTGTCGACGAGCCGAACCCCCTCCACGGTCATCTGCGTTCCGGTGACCGAGGCCACCACGCCGGCCTCCTTGCCGATCTCCTGGAGCACACGCCGAACCTCATCAAGGACGGCGGCAAGCCGCCAGCGCTCGGACTCGGTAGGCTGCGCATCCAGGATCCCGAGCACGCGCCGCTCCGCCTCTTCGAGGATCCGCCGAATCTCCGCCGCAGTGTCCTGCACGATCCGGGAGCGGTCTCGAAGGGCGTCGCCGTAGACGCGATCGTCATCGGCAGCGCTCACGCGGCACCCCCGAACACCCGCTCCATGATCCGGTCGATCAGTCCGCGCACCGAGCCCCGGACCGCGCCTTCGCTCGCGTCCATCGCATCGCCGAACATCCGCGCGCCCCTGGTTCCAGGGTGATTGACCTCGCGGCGGAACACCGTCCCGCCGGCCCCCTGAAACGCAAGCACCTTTGCGTTGCGCGCCCGGATCTTGTGGGGCTTGGTCCCGAACTCGACCCAGGGCGCGTACTGCTCGTTGCTGCCGATCACCACCGAAACGCCGATCCCTTGCCCCGGCAACGGCTGCACACCAAACTCGCCGATCTGCTGCACCCCGAGATTGCCCATCGGGACCACGCTCAAGCCGGCGGCGATCGAGTTCCGCAACGCCCCGGACTGCACGGGGGTCCGCTGAATCACCTGCTCCTGAAGGCGCGCCCCGGTGTCCCAGCCCCAACGCATCATCTCGTCCTGGACGATATCTGGCGCCTTCTCGATCGCCCTGCGCAGGCGGCGCAGACCATCGTCATCGAACTCGATGCGGATCACGGCGCCCCCTTTTCGATGACGGCACCGCCGTTCTTCATTCTCTCAGCCTCGGCCGCGAGGTCCGGCTCCTTGAATGAATCCTCCTCGGCCCGCCTCTTCTTGCGCTCGCGCGCCGCGGCCAATTCTGCGTCCGGATCCAGCTCATACCCGAGCCGGCCCGCCACTGTCGCAAGCAGACCGACCGCCGCCGCCTCCCCCAGGAGGCCAGCTTCCATCGAAGTCACGCATGCTGCGGCAACTTGCGACAGCGCTGCGGCGTACTTTGTCGTGTCGCTCGGGATCATCTCCGGGAACACCACTTGCACTTTGAGGCGCGGATCCGTCCAGTCCGGCTCGCGGCCTTCCTTTGCAAGGATGGACTGCCGAATGACGAAACGCCCGACCTCCTCGAGCATGTGGCGAATCTCGCGCTGGCGCATCGAGAACATCTTGTAAGTCGGTCCGCCCATCTCCGCGGCAGTCGCAAGGTTCACGTCACCGCCGCCGCCAAACCAATGCTCCGGGATACTCGCCGCACCAAGCACATGGTTTCGGAACAGCCGCGCGCCGTTGCTCGTATCCGCAGCTTGCAGGTCTGGCGTCTCCGCCTTCCAGACCTCGGACTCGTTGTGCACGCGCACGCTGCCCGGCGTCGGCGCCTTGATGCTTCGCGCCTTCTCCCTGATCTTCGTGTCGTCGGCGCCGGCCACGGTCACATCCCACACGAACGCCCGCAAGAAGTTGTAGCGCTCCAACTCGCCGAACAGGAACTGGTCGTAGGCGTCCAGCCAATCAGCCGGAGCGCGCAAGTCCGAACGCCCGCGTCGCGTGGTCGAGAGCGTATTCACCGCGAAGTAGAAGACATCTCCGTCGGTGAAGGCTTGGCGCAAGGCCTGCGTGCGCTGCGTGAAAAGAGCTTCCGGGCCATTCACCACCACCCGGTAGCGCAACTCCTTCTCCATCACGCCCTTGGTGACCACGAGCCCCACCGGCTGATCGGGGTTATCCGGATCGACCACGACCTCCTTCAGGCGCGACGGATGGATGTAGCCGAGCTGTACCTGCCCGGAAACCTCATTCACGAAGACCGGCCAGATCTGCTCGCCGTAAAGGGACAGCTCCCGCACCTTGATCGGCAACTTCTTGTCCATCGCGTTGATCGGGTGCCGCCAGAAGCCGTCCAGTACCGACTGCAAAGCTTCGTCGTTTGCCGAAAGCCGCGCCCCCTCGCCGAGGATGTAGGCGATCGGCAACTCCACGATTCGGTTCGCGATCACATTCGCGTCCCACAGATAGACGGCCACGGTGCGCATGCGCTCCTGAGATAGCGTATCGAGGTCGCGCTCCCCATCCCCCGTCAGCCGGGTCCACAGTTCGTCATCCGGATCCACCGTCTGCCCGTTCCCCTCGGTCAAGCGCACCGGCTCTTCCGCCTCGGAAAAGAGCCGCTTCAGCCCTGAAAGAATCCCCACTTGAGCCTCGCTTTCCCGATCAGGGCACGTTCTTGTAGAAAGCCCGCCAATCGGCCACGGCGCCGCCGTAGACGTGGCGGATCTTGTATGTCGCCTGGTCGTTGCTGAAGAGGCTTCCACCGGTCGGCAGATCGCTTACGATCAGTTCGGGATCTTCCCGCCCGCCGAAGAAGGCAAGCTCGATCGTCGGATGTGCCGTGGGATCACCCGCAAGGCACCAGTCATTCACATCCGTCCAGTACGGCGCCGGCACCACCTCCAGCCCACGGCTCTGGATGAAGGTCTTGTCCAGATTCAAATTGCGTTGCAGCGCGTTGAAGGCGGCTTCTTCGAGGTCGACCGGCACCACGATGAACTTCGGCCTGATGTAGTGCCGCTTTCGAAGCACAGCGTCCTGGAAGCGGCTTTGCGCAAGGTATGAGCCGGAGAGACCCGCGAGCGACAGCGCGGCGCTGCCGAGGTTGCCCCGGTCGACATGGAAGAGGGGAAGTCCGTCGTAGACGACCGGGCCGTCCTTGAGGAAATCGAAAACGAACTCGAACAGCGTGTGTGCGGCGGCCCTCGCCATTTCGCGGGCGACTTCCCTGACCAGGCCCACATCGTCGTTGGCGATCGACTCCAGGGTGATCGTCTCGGTGCCACCGCGCTTGGTGACTGCAACGGAGTAGCTCTCATCGCCAGGCGAGGCCAGCTGGTTGTAGCTGCCGGCCTGCATAACCGTGGGCAGGTTTCCGAACCCGCCCAGTTTCACCCGGCGAATCGGGCGGAATTCGTCCACGGAGGTCACCTGCACCAGCTTCCGCCAGGCCCCCAGCAATGGCAGATCCGCGTAGTAGCGCAGCATCTGCCGCGAAACCGCGGCGCCGAGCACGTTCACGAAGCTGCTCGCCGAGATCGCTTCGGTCAGGCGAAACGACTCGCCAGTCATGAACTCAAGCATGTTCGATTGGCTGCAGTTCTCGGCCTTGCCAGTGAGGCGACTGTCCCCGGTGATCATCACGTACGCTTCGCGCAGGGATCGGACGCTTCCCTCGCCCGAGAAGACACCTTCGAGCAGGCGCACGCCCTTGCAGTCATCCAGCCTGCACAACTCAGCAGGCTTCACGCCGCTCAAGTCTTCATACTCGTTTGCCAGGCCGCGCAGCACCGCCACCGCGGCGCCCGGCGTGGTGGCGCGGCGTCCCAGCGCAGCAGCCCTCGCCTCGATCGCCCGCATGCGCTCGGCTTTCAGGTCGAATCGTTCTTTCAGCATTGTCACTCTCCAACCAGTTCGAAGCCGATCGCTTCGAGTTCCCGCGCGATTTCATCGCTGCGGCGCTTGACTTCAACCATGCAAGTGGAATCAGCCACCGAGAACAACGGCCGCAGCGTTTGTCCCTCGCAAAGCCGCGCCTGCGGCAGTGCAACGGCGAGGTCGAAACCATTCGTGTTGCCGGCACCGATCTTGATCATGAGTTCACGCATGGCAAGCAGCTCCCGCGCGGCCGCGATCAACGCAGGCGCCGCCTGGTTGTAGCTTTCGGCCGCCGCCGCGAAACGCGCATCGAGCTCCGCAGCCAGTTCCCGACGTGCCTCGAAGCGCGCCCGATTCAGCGCCCTCGCCTGCTCTTCTGCCATCTCCGCCAACCGGACCTCGATCGCCTCGGCATCCTCGATCTTCTGGCGCAACGCCTTCAGCTTCTCGTCCAGATCCTCGATGAACGGGTCCTTGCCCTCCAGGCGCGCCAGCGAGATCCGGGTGATGCGCTGTTTCTCCAGCGACTCGATATCCCGGCTCACGGAGTTGCAGTTCGCGCGCTCGCTACGCGCCGAGTGCTTCATCGCAGCGACGCGGCCCCGCAACTCTTTCAGCGCCTGGTTCATCGCCACGGCCACCTCACGTGGCGCCGCCTTGGGCACTGTCTTCTGCTGGCCGCCCATCACCTTCTCGATCAAACCCATCTCCGTACCTCCGCTTCCCTGGTCATTTCCCGCGAAACTGCGCGCGGCGCTCTCGTTGTTTCTGGATGATCTGCCGCACCCGCATCTCGCTGAGGTCGAACTCCTTGGACAGGGCGCGGTAGTTCGTCCCGGTGAAGGCGTTCCAGATCTTTTGATCGCGTGACTTGCGCTTTGCCGAAGCACCGCGCATCACATACAGGTAATCTCCACCGATCATCTTTCGGCATTCGCTGGCACAGCGCGCGGCCAACGCCCTCGCATCGCTCACGTGGCCCTTGACCTCCCTCTCCAGTACTACGGCAACGAACAGGATCAGCGGGGGGTCTGCCTCTTGCGCGCCGTCATGCAAAGGGACAAACCAGTACTGCCCTCCGAACTCGTCCGCAATTGCCCAGGCGACCCGCCGCGCGATCTCGTCGGCCTCGGCGCCGTCGACTCCTTCCGCCCGCAACGTCTCGGCTACCGTAAAGGCAATGAGCCCAAGCGGCCCGGCAACGCCAAACTCCTCAAATTCCGTCACGTGCCCCCCTTGAGGTCAGTCAATGCGACGGGTGTCACGTTAAAGCCCGTTTCGGATGGGGTCTTTTAAAGCCCTTTCTCGTTTCGCTTTACGCCTGGCGCACCAATTCCACAGCCCAAACGAGAGGCGCCCGCTAGGCCTCTCAGCCCCCCCCTCAACGCCCCAACGCATTCCGCCACCCCTGAAAACCCAGCCGAGCGCGTTATAACCGTGTTACAGACCCGTCCCGAGGAACGCCGAGCCGGTAAACGCCGAAGCGCCCCGCAGGGCGCTCCGATTTCCACATCAGATGTTCGCTGGTTTCATCCGGCCCCAGCGTCGCGGCCATCCATAAGCACTGTGCGAAGGTACTCGCGCGTCGTGTCCGGTTTCGTTGGCGCCGCCGCGCCGAAGTCATGCACGATGATCTCGTGGATGAGGCGCGCCCGGCGGCATCGCATGAGCTCCCCGATGCGTTTGACGAGGAGCACATCCTGCTCGATCGCGGTTGATCGTTCTGGCCCACCGCCCCGGCGCTTGTTGACCCGGCTTACGTACCTGCGGAGTTGCTCCAGGTTCGGCACAACATCCCGCGCGAAATCGCGGGCGAGCAGCAGCCACATCAGATGAACGTGGCTAAGTCTCGCGATCCTGCGAACCACCTCCAGGATCGCGGGAGACTCCTCGATCGCTCGAATGCGCCCCCTGCGATGGCGTGCCGCGCCGCGCATCCTGGAGCGGGGGAACTCCTTCGACCAGAAATCCCGACAGTACGCATGAATCGAGCAACGCGTCAGGCCCGGCTGCACACCGAAGCGCTCGCGCACAGACGCGACCACCTCGATCAGCGTCATGGTGTGCAGGCAAAGATCGATGTGAATCCGGATCCGCTGGTTCTCCGGGCGAATGATGAACGGCGGCCTGCAGTTCGCCCGCGGATTCATCCTCCGCCACATCTCCTCCAGGTCGCCTTCGACGACATAGGGGTATTTCTTGGGGGCGTCTCGCAGTCGCCGTTCGTTTGTCATCGCAATCCCCGTCATCTCATTCGGCCGCGCTCACGCCACCGGCACGCACGGCGACGTAGAGCAAACCATCCGCCCTGCGCGTTCGCAGAAAGCAAGCGCCTTTCTCCACCCGCAAACGCCGCCGCAGCGTATCCAGCGCCACACCCGCCCGCTCCTTGAAGGTCCGCCGCTGCTCGATGCGCAGGAACGCGGCCCGGTCTGCCTTCGCCGCGTCATTCAGCATGGCTTGCCTCCAGGGTCTGCGCGAACCGGCGCATGGCTGCCTTGTGCGTTGCGCAGGCTCTGCGAAGCCGCGGATACTCCTTCTGCGCATCGGCGTCCAGCACACTCACGCCGCTGATGGCGCCATCGTCAGACCGTTCAACAGCCACCTTCAGCCCATGCGGCTCCAGCAGCCGCTTGAACGCCTCCCAAGCCTCAACCAGGCGATCGTCAGCATCCGCCACCGCGGCCAACCGCTGCGCCTGGCGACTCAGCTCGCCCACCGACACATCCGGCCACGTCGCCACCGTCAGCGCTTCCAGCACAGTCTCGGTCCGTTCCTGCCAGCGCTGGGCAGCCTTGATGGCGCTGCCTGCTTGCCCGATCATCTCGTCGACCGGATCGTTGATGTCCTCGTAGTGGTGCGGGAGTTCGTCCAGAGCCATGTCGACAAGATCCTCCACGTCAGACAGATCCTGGTCCGTCACGCCTTGCCGCGAGTGATGCTCGTTGAGCCAGAACTTCAGCATCTTCAAGACTGCGCGCCCCTTGCGCACGCGATCCGTCACACCGTGCATGTGACGATTCACTTCGCGCGTGATCGACTGCGCCTCCTCGCTGAAACCCAACGGGCCCAACCCGATATCGTTCGTGCTCATTTCGTCACCTCACTGGTTTGCTGGGAAAGCCGGCGCGTCAGGCCGGTGATGATCTTGCTCATGCCGGCGCGCGTAAGCTCGCCGAGGTCGGCGACCTTCGCCGTGTGACGTGCGAAGGCCAGCATCCGGAAGTCGTCGAGCCCCATCCATCCGGCGCGATGCGCCAGGGCTTCGAGGACCTCCCACTGTTTGCTCGTCGGCAGCGGTTGCCCCGTACCGAGCCCCTTGTATCGACTCGCGTGCCGCCCACCACGCACCGGGACAGGCCTTCCTTCGGCAAGGCAGGACAGCGCTTCCGCAAGGTGGGATAGCTGCGCATCCGTCAAATCCCTGCAACTCGTGCGGCCGGTGTGCGTCAGGAGGACCGTGCGGTACGCCGTATCGTCGAACCCCAGGACCTTGGCGAGGGCGTGAACCTTCCCGATGACTTGGTTTCTCGACTTCACAGAGCCACCCTCCCGTAGGACTTCGCCAGTGCGTTGAAGCTGTCGGGGGTCCGCTCGACTTCAAGGCGGG